ATAACTCTAATTCTTCTGATAGAACTGTCTTCGGAGCGAAGGACTCTTTCAAGATGCTTATCGCTGTCTTTTTTACCTTTCTATCTCCAGATATAATCGCTTTCGTAACCTCTTTTAGGAGCGCTTCGTAAAGAAAAGCCGTATTTCTCTTCTTGTTGTGTTTATTTCTTGGCATCTGTTCCACCTAACTTGCTTTTATTCAGTTCTGTAATTAGTTGCTTGATCTCGTGTTTCACCTCAAATAACATGGTTTCTTCTAAATTGTCCCTATTCGGAGTATCTTCTTGGAATAAACCTGCTTTTGTATACTGATCTGTGAGAGAACCGAGACTGCTCAACCCATTTTGTCCGTATGAACCTGGATTGTTTTTTCTGGGAGTGTTAGTCTCTGTACCTCTGCGTTTTCTTGCGCTGGCTCTTGTGCCTCGGCTACCTGTGCGATTACCGTCGTTCCTCTTTCCTGGTGCTGCAAGGAGAGTGTCTTCTTCTGGAGAAGCAACATCATCTGCTGCCGAAGTTTCCTCAAAGTCTCCTGCGTCTCCGAGCAAGTCATCTTCTCCACCCAAGTCTCCACCCAAGTCTCCACCTAAATCACCGCCCAAGTCTCCGCCCAAGTCGGCACCTCCGCCTCCTCCTGCTGCTTCGCCTTCGGATGCGACTGCTTCGAGTTCTGCATCAAGTTTCCTGTCGTAGAACATCTCTCTTTGGTTGCGCAAGAACTCTTCTTCTGATAAGTTGAAGATGTTGTCGGCAACCCAGCGACGGGAGAAGAAACCTTCTGTTGCCGCTGCTGCGATGTCGAACTTGGTGTTCCAGTGTTCCAACTCTTGAAGTTCTGCTGTTTTTGAAGGGTTGTTTAGGGACAACTTGAAGTTTATCAAGTCAGCGCCCTTGTAACCGAGAGTGTAGAGGTGAACGATTCCTATCTTCTCAAGTTCTGACACAATGGATCTCTGAAGCCTTTGAATGGTTCGCGAGAACCTAATGTCTTTCTGAGCGAGGGTTGTTTTGTCCTCGTCTCCGCCCTCACCTTGAGTTAGGTAAGATGCTGGTATTTTTAGTGCCGAGAAGAGTTTGTCTCTCAAGTATTTCACATCGTCGATGTCGCCTGTGTTAGAACCACCAGAGAGGGGTTCTATTTTAGATGATACTCCGCCACGGACTGGAATGAAATAGTCTTCCTCTGTGGACATCGGATTGTATCGCAAGTCAACACGCCCAGTGTTGGAGTCAACAACTTGGTTGCGCTTCATCTGCGTCATTACTTTTTGCATATATTGCTCAACGTCTGATGGAGATACGTTTCCAACATCAATATAGAATACACGGCGCTCTGGTGCTCTTACGATACGATACGCCATCATAGCGTCTTCGAGTAGGATAAGTTGGCGGAAGATACGTCGGGCGGGTTCGAGGACGGAAGTTCCATATGGGGCGTATTTGTCATTGCCGAGGATGCGGAAATGTCCTATCTGCCAGTTCTCAAATGTCAATCCGCCTGAGTTCCACTGGAACTGAACATATTTTGGATTTGTTTTGTCCTCGCCTTCGAGTCGTTCAATCTCGTGAGTCGGCAGTCCGACGACAGATTGTATTCCGAGTCGTTCGTCAATGTCGAGATATAGGAAGAAGTCTCCATACTTACACATTGTGCGACTCCAACCAAATAGGTTGTGCTCAATGTTTAAAACGGTGTGGTAAAGTTCATTTAGAACTGTCTTTATCTCTTCGTTTTGACATTTGATGGATAGAAGTGGAGATAAGTCTGAAGATGTAGTCATCTCGTCTGCGTAGATGTCCATTGCGGAGGCTATTTCTGGAGTGTATTCCATTTGCTCAAAGTCTTGATAGCGCTCGGCACGCATTTGATTCGCCATAATAGCGGTGCTTAGTTGCTCAAACGGATTGTAGTTCGCCTTCTTGAAGTTTAGTCCAGATGCAGACTGGAATTTGAATTTATCCAACTGCACTCTTGATAGTTTTCTGCTTGTCTGAGTTCGGTAGTTTACCAATGGACCAGAGAGAAGGCGAGTCAATTGCTTGAATAAAGCTGATTGATTGTTTTTTGGGTTGCTTTTTTTATTTGCCATGTTATATTATCCCTTGTAAAGCCAGCCGAAGTGTTGCGCCAAATCCGCTGCTTGTTGCTGCTCCGAATCCATATTTGTTTCCTTTCGGTAGCCTTCTTGCCCTTTTATCTGATTGTTTATTCTTGTAGTTGCTACAAACATTGAGTTGACGAATGCTTCTCGATACTGTTGTTCTACCTTGCCTGCTTCAAAAGCGACATCTCTAACATAGCATCCAATGGCGAGTGCCATTGTTAAGTCATCGTTATATCCCCTCATTGCTTCTGGACGTCCATTGTGCCAAATGAATGTCCTTAATTCGTTTATTGTTCTCTGTGATCGAATAGTAATTAGGTTGTTGCGGACAAACTCTTCCAATTTAGCTATGATAATAGGGCGAGTTTTCGATGTTGTCGAGAATCCCAAGACAGTGTTGGACATATTTTCCGCTTGAACCTGTGGAACATACTCATGAGTTGACTTCATTGAGTAGTATATATTAGTATAACACAGTTCCTTCAACTTTGTAAGAACTGTATATCCAACTGAGTTATTTTCTACGACTATCATTGCGTTGTTGTAGTCTTTTCCAGTGCTGAATAGCATCTCTGAATATACATCCAGAGATGGCTTTCCTTGATATTCTGCGACTATCTCCATAGTCTCTAGCTTGATGATGTGGAATGTTGAGTTGTCTTTTCCGTCGCCTCGTGCTACATCAGCAGTTATCAGATAGTTGCTCTCTTGTTGAGCTTTTTCCCAAATCCATATGTTCCTGTCAAACCCTACTCTATATTCAGGCTCTGTCATTTCGCTTTCTAATCTTGATATCTCGTCGCCGTGGATGACTGTCTCTCCAGACATGTTGAAGGAACACTCCAACTCCTGTGCGATTGCTCTGCGAGACATGTTCTTTGTCTCTTTGTCAAACCACTTTTTATCCCTATCTGGATGTACATCCCATAGAAGAGTAGTCATGAAGAAGTCGTTCTCTCCTGCTTGAGCGTCTACGCAAGCTTTGTGGAACCAGTTTCCAACGCCGTTGGGAGAAGAGAGTGCGATACAGCGTCCACCTGTTGACAGTGTGGAATATAGAGATGTCCATATTTCTCCCATTTCCTGAACATGCGCTGCCTCATCTACAACGAGTAGTGAAAGCGCTTCGGAACGTCCAGCGTCAGCAGATGTTGCTGATGCTTTTATTTCTGAACCATTCGATAGAACGAATGATGCTCGGTTATCAATGTCTATTGACGCTATCTGCATCCAAGGTGGCAAGTTCTTCATAATGTGCTTCACCTTCTTTACGAGGTTGGAAGCAACTTGGAACTTGGTTGCGACGACGAGTACGTTCTTATTCCTGTGGAAAAGAAGCATCCAAGCAATGTAGGCGGCAGTGGTTGTTGAGATACCTAACTGACGGGCTTTTAGTATTACATTGAAGCGATGATCGTTAAAGTTCTTTACGAGTTCTTCTTGGAAGTCGTAAAGTTTGAATGGAAGAAGTCCCTCAAGTGGGTGGGCAATCTTCGCATAGTTAGTTATGAAGTATGTCGGATCTTTTCCGCTTTTTAGTATCTCTTTTAGTATTTCGTTCTTTGTAAGTTGAAACGACATCTACACATCACTTATCTGTACCAAGAGCCAAGAAATCTTTGAAAGACTTTTCAAGTCTGTCTTGCGACGGTTCGCCAACTGGCATAACGTCACTTAGATTCCCAACCTTGTAAGATCTGTTTCCAGTTACGAAAGCCCTAACACGAGATGTGTTCTGAACCATTACTTCTACTTCACCCTCGGCAGTTAAGCTGAGAGCGTCTTTCGTTATCTTTTTGTATTCTTTCTTAATGAAGCTTGCTACTTTCTCGATCATGTCTTCTACTTCTTCTTCAATATTGCCAGCGTACACATCTTTGAGTCTGATGTCGCTTTGATAATTGATGTTAAGCAAGTTTCCACTTATATTGACGCCGAATCCGTCAATGACGCGAGAATCGATGAGAGCATCTCCCTCTTCTCTCTTCAATCCCACTTTCTTCGCTTCGCCGCCTAATGCGAAACGTTCGTCGTGTGATCCGTCGTTAGCGTTTGCCGCTGCCTGTGAGATGTCTCTTACGATGTCTAAAACTGTAGCCATTTATTTATTTTCCTTTTTTGGACGCCATCCGTCTGTCCAGCGTTTTTCTCTGCCCTCAACCCATTGGATGTGGCATTTATTACAACAATCGTACTTGCTCATAAAAACATCATCCCTTCTGTCAAAGGAATAGACATCGCAAACAGAGCAAACCCTATTGCTATCTTTATTAAGTAGTTTTTTCGATATCAAAACGCCTTGGACTTCCATTTTTTCAGTCTTTTCCGTCAATCTTTTTACTTTTGAGGCGAGTTCTTTCAGTTGTTCGAGATAATCCTGCTCTTTTTGCTCGTTCCAGTTCTTTGACGGATGCTGGACTGTCTCGTCTCCATACTTCTCGGATATTGCCTTCTCTATCTTTACTTCGTAGTTTGGATCTGACTTCTCGCTCATTTCATTATCTCCGATGCGGCGAACAAAGTTCCCAAGGTAAGCCCTATTCCTGCGACGACACCGCCTGCCATCCACCAGTGGTTGTTTTTATTTGGTTGTTCGAGAGCAAGTTCCCTATAAGTATCTATTTCGTCGTTCTTGATTTCCATTAACAAGTTATGTCTTTCATCAAGAGAGTCATAGCTTATTTGCAGACTGTCTATTCGGAATTGCATATTTGTTGTAGTTTTCGCTATTTCGTATTCTACTCTCAAGTCGCATTCTTCAAAAGAATACTGACTATCAGTCAATAGCTGTGCGGTTGCCGCTGGATTGAATAGAGTTCCTGCGAATGGCGCTGCCTCTGCTTCGTCCAGATGCGTATATCTTGGAGTGTCTTGCGCAAACGCTGGTGTGGCGGAGAACAAGGTGACTGCTAATATCTGAGATATTGCTCTATTCTTCATATTTAAATCCGAACTCTTCTTCTATTGCCCTGTTTGCTTCCTCTGGATTGTCTGAAAGGGTTTCTAATAGTTCTAAGTATCTTGCCCTCCTATCCAATGAGAGCGCTTCTTCTCTGTTCTCGAACTCTTTTTCTAGTCTTGCCAGTGATTCGTCTCTTAGTTTGAGCGCTTCTTGAGTCTGCTCTTTCTCTTTTTCGTTACTATTTTGCAGAACTTCCATCTCTTTCTTATAGTTGTCGATAGTGTTCTCAAGTATCTTCTTATACATTGCTACATTTTTGCGAGACATTAGCCATACGAATAGTGTCCAAGCTGAGATTGCTACTATTTTCCAATGGTGTTTAGTCCACACCCAAGCTTTAGTTAATGCAAGTATCATTCACTCTTTCCGAACTTTAGCATAGCAACTACATCAACGGCAGCTTGTCCAGAGATATAACAGACTGCTACCCATACCCAATGCTCGCTTTCGAGACTTCCTTGGTACATTAGCCCTGTTGCTATTAAAAATGTTAGTAGTTTCCTTGAAATAAACTTGTTTAGAGCCTTGTCCATTAATCTTTTCATAGTCATAATACCTCCGTAGTATTTCTATAAATAGTATTAGACAACGACTTTGGCAAAACCATTTTCCTTTTCGATAGATATGACATGATCAACGCAGTCTTTCAGAGAGTCGAGATGAGATATTAGAATTACAGTCTTGAAATAAGACTTTACCATCTCCAATATCCTTACAAATCCCTCTAAATTCTCTGCGTCAAGTGCCGTTCCAGGCTCGTCAAGTATGAACACCGATGGTGATGGGAGCGAACTAACATGCAAGAGTGCAAGACGTATTGCCATTGACGCTATTGTCTTCTCTGCGCCCGAACCAAGTTCTATCGGACGAGGTTCGTGCCTTGGGTGCTTGATATATACATTGAGTCTACGTCCGTCATTCTCAAAGAAGACTTCGAAGTCAACGATGTTGGTTAGGACTTTCGCTATCTCTTCGTTTATCGCTGGGAGTTTCCTCTTGATGATGTCGTATGAGATTCCGCTTGAGTGCATACATTTGGTGAACAAGTCATAAGCTGAATACTCTTCTCGTAAATCTACCAGTTCGCTCTTTTGCTCTTCGATGTTTTGGAGTTTTTGTTCGTATGAGCCATGTGCCATAAACAAATCGTTCAAGTCGTTAATACAGTCATCGTGCTCTTTCTTCATTCTTACTAAGTCTCTCGCCTTCTTTTTCTTATCAGAGACGAGATGTTCGAGATTCTCAATGGCATCTTTATTTACTTCATAAATCTCAATGTGCTTTTCGATATCCTCTATTTCGTGCCTGATGACTTCTATCTTGGAAATATTTCCCTCTATTTGAAGAGATAAAACAGATACTTCTCCTTCAACTGCTGTTCTGCGATTCGCAAGGGCGTCGTATTTGGATAGATAGTCGTCTACCTTGTTTGCTTCGAGCGCATCTAACTGGTTTAATATGGATTCTCCTTGTTGTCGGAGTTCGTCAACTTGCTCGTTCAAGCTTGGTAAGGATTCTTTTGCAGCGTGAGCGTTGCAGATAAACTTGCACGATGTATATTTGTCTCCGCAAGGAACTTCATCTAAGAGTTTTACCTTCTTATTCGCTGCGACAACATCTCTCTCTGCATCTCTGAGAGAGTTTTCGACTTCTATCTTCTCGCTTTCCTTATTTGTAGCTTCCTCTTTCTTGTTTTTCAGGTTTTCTATGTCGTACTTGTCGAGAAAGTCAATAAGCTTTACAACAAGTTCTTCGCTTTCTTTTTTCTTTGTAGCGCTCGCTGTATTTTCCTCTAATAGAGTTGTTGACTCTGCTGTTTTATTCTTCAACTTGTTCCGATAGTCGTCGATGTCGATAATGTTAACTGGAATGGAGGATATTTTATTCTCCAAGTCTTGGAGTTCTGCCTCGTACAATAGAGTCTTCTCCTCAAAATCTTTACATCTTTGTTTGTTTGTGACTATATCTTCATCGCTTATGGCGAGTTCTTTATTAGCTTGCTCCATTTCTTCGTCAAAGTTCTTATCTTCCAGTCTTTTCAGAGCACCTCTCATGTCAGATGCGTCCTCTTTGGCGAGTTTATACTTCTTGTCAAAGATTTCAAGATCAAGAAACTTTGCAAGAATCTCTTTTCTACGAGTTGAACCCTCTTTGATGAATGTGAGGCTATCCAACTGAGATGCCATTGACGTAAGCAAGAAGTCATCGAGCGTTCCGAGCATCTTTCGGATGTTCTTGTCGGTGTCTGCTCTTGTCATTCCGTTGTGACTTATTATCTCGTTGCCGAGGGCGTCTATCTCTGTGAAGTCTACATTGGTTTTTGCCTCCATAGTCTCTTCGCCTTTCAGCTTCTTG